ATATACAAAGGTGCTGAAGTAGCAAATGCTGGATCAGGTAATGAAAGTGCTGTATCAAAATTATCGATTTCTATGATACCCTTACTTGTAGTTACATTAGCAACTTGTGATACAGAATAATCTAAAGTATAATAAGCAATATCACTGATATCACCTACTACTTCATTGAGATGAGCAAAGCGAGGAATAGCTGCTTCTCTAATTTGATGTGAAGCAATTACTGGGTCAGGTGACGCAGGAAATAATTTCTGAAGGAGTTTGATAGCCATTTTTATTTTTTATTAAAAAAGGGAGGAGTTTCCCCCTCCCTTTTTAGGTTTACATAATTAGTAATTAGAATGATCCACCAGTGATTGGGTTTCTCATAACAATTTTCAACACTTTGGTTGGGTCTTTTACCCAGATTGCTGGCATTGTTTGAGTCATCATTACACGGTAACCATTGAATTGACCTGAGCTTTGGAACCCTTGAGTTCTACCCATGTAATCCATAGTACCGTTCTGATACCACCACTTCAATTGATTATCCCAAGATAACTTCAACATGAAGATGTTGTCATTACCTGTGTCAGTGATATCAAAGATAACAAAGCTATAAGATGACAATGGGTTACCATCAATGATTGGGTTTTCAATGTCATTTGTATGCAAGTTATCAAAAGCAGGGTTCAAGACAAACTTAACATTTGCCAAGAATGGGATCACATAGCTAGTGAATGCAAATCCGTAGTTCAGATCCATTCCTTTACCAGTGATTGCTCCAATACCATTGTTGTCTGCAGCCTGGATAACCAAACCTGAGTTAACTGCTTCACGCTTAATAGCTTCATTAACCATGCGCATACCACCCATACCAGTTTGTACAATAAGCTGACGCTTAGGATCTGGACCTTGGAACTCAACGCGACCTGCATAGAAGTTGTAAAGCTCACCACGGAATAATTCCAAAGAGAAGTTATTCTTGTTGTAAACACGCTTGAAGGAGTTATCCAACTGCTTCCACAAACCTACAGAAAGACGCATATCATCTGGACCATCTTGCTTAATGCGACCACCATGACCCCACATCAAGTAAGTTTCAATGTCAGTAGCAATTTTAGTCAAGTGTGCAGATTCCATAGTAGTCAAGAATGTGCGAGTCAATGTACCATTAGATACTGCTTTCTTCACATAATCTTTACCCATTACAGATACCATGTCTTCAATCTTAGTGATTGATGGATCCATTTGCTTGTCAAAGTTTCTCCAGATCTCAGTTACAGGTACAGTGCCATCAGCATTTAATCCACCCTTAACCATAAGGTCAGCGCGAGAAGATACTGAATAGTGTACATGTGCTTCAGCTCCACCTACGAAGTTGTAGAACTCACGGAAACCAGAGCGGGTCATGATGTCAGAGAATCTCTCACCATACTCACCACGCGCAGAACCTTTTCTGAAGATCTTAGTACCATTTGACAAATACTTGTTATCTAAGAACTTGTAGTTGTCATTGTTTACTAATTGTACAGTGTAGATGAAACCATCTCCCATAGGAAGAATGTCATCAGCAGTGATGTACATTTCACAACCATTGTACTTGTCATAAGTGATGATATCACCATGTCCAAACTCTCTACGGTTGATTTTGATTTTGAAGGTAGTACCATCAATACCTTTGTTCTGGTTGTTTGGTTCAATATCCTCAATGATATAAGGAAGATCCTGAGATACAGGAGTCTGCCACTTATACTCACCACGAGCATTGTCTACCATGATGATGTTCTTACCACCAAAGCTAGAAAGCTGGTAAAGAGGCATTTCTACTTTCTGAGCCATAGCCCAGATATCTACTGGACCTAAGTCCATAGGTTCTGCATTCTTAAGCATGTTTACCAAGTGGTATGAATCCACATGGGAACTTGCTTGATAATTGGTATCGCGCAGGAAAATACCATTATTTAAAACTGGAGTTGCCATTTGATTTGATTTAGGTTAATTATTGATTGTTAATTGTTAATTGTTAATTAGCGTTTAAAAAAACTATTCTGTGCTCTCTGAAGCTTTTGAGGTGATGTTCTTCTTGGTTCATCATTATCATCTGCTACAGAGGATACATTCTTACTTGCTTGCTCAGTTTTGAGTTGTCTTACTGTTTTAGCTACTGTGTCTTTAACAGCTACTTCTCTAACTTTAGCTTTGTACCCATCAGGATCTGCAAGAAGCCAAAGTGCTTCTGCAATTAAATCATGTCTAGGTTCTACATATTGATATTTCTCAAGAAGGTGCCCCAACATATTAGTAGGTCTTCCACTTACTGAAGGATAGTTAGGTTGAACAAGACCAGTATAAAGCATGCTTTGTACTTTCTTATCCACCTTGAGTCCATTAAGCTCTCCTGGATAGTCTCTTGTCCATCTTCAGTAGAAGGATCTAATGATCTTACTTCTTCTACTTGAGCCAGAACTTTAAACAGACCTCTAAGATCTTGTCCTCCATCAGCTACATACTTAGCAGCATACTGAAGTTCTTCAGGAAGAGCTTCAAAGAACTCCACTGGGGTTTGTTCTCTAAGCTTGCGCTCCTTCTCTTGCATGTTAGCTTCAAACAACTCTTCAAAATCTTGAGCTGAATACTTTTCAATAGGCTTATCATCATCAAAAGGAATAAGTTGTCCTTTTTCAATAAGCTTCTTTGCAAGCTCAATCATTGCATCTTTAGACATTTTAGGTCTTCCAGTAGACTTAGAATCTTCATCCTCAGTCTCCTCCATACCCATGTCCTCTTTTACAATCTCATCAAGAGCTTTAGAAACTACAGCAGGAGGTGGAGTTGTACCTTCTTCTGGAATATCTTCATCTTTGTCAAGGAACGAGGTATCTACAGTTGGTTGTGCAAATACACTTGGTTTCTTCTCTTCTGCTGCAGGTAACATTACATTCTCTGCACCAGGTGAACCTAGAAGATTATCTAGATCCATTTCTACCTCTTGTACAGTGGTAGATGCTGTGTTGGTTTTGGTATCAGACATATTGCTGGTTTTGGTTTATTCTCTAATACTTATTTATAATATAAGCAAATTTATGTAAATAAACATTTTAAGTTTAGGTAGCTAAAACAAATTTTCCACTAGATAGCTAAGTTTACTTTTTCTTGTTCTTATTTTCTCTAGACTTTGGTTGATCATACTTGTTTTTGTTCTCTTTAGCTATCTGTAACTCAGTATTCTTCATATCTCTCTGAGCCTGAATCTTTTCTCTTTCAATAGCAAGTTTTTCTCTAGCATTCATTTCTTTGTTAGATTGAACCTGCTGTTTTAGACCCATAGTTTGTTGGAACTCATCAGATTTGCGGATAATATCCATTTGATCTGCATAATCAGATTGTAGATTCTGGTTAATGTCTTGCATAGAACCATAACCTGCAGCTTTAATCTGAGCTTCAAGAAGTTTAACTCTGCGGTCTTTTTCTTTCTCCATAGACTCATGATCAAGCTCAAGCTGCTTCTCTTTTGCTTGTTGTTCAAGTTGAGCTTGTTGCATTTGCTGCTCATGCTGCATTTGCTCTTGTCTTTGTTGATTCGCTTTATCTTCAATCTTCTTAAGACTATGAGTAAGCTCAGCCATAGATTCTGCAGTCATGATATTACCCAGGTCATAGATACTTGCACCTGATGTATTATTAGAAAGAGCTAATTGCTTCATTTGTTCTACCATAGCTCTGTGATTAGCTTTAGTAGTGCAGAATACATTGATGTCTCTGAGCAATAGATCTGTACCATTAATCTCAAAGTTTACCTTCTCATCAAGAGTAGTCATGTACTGAAGTCTCAAAGAAGGTTTCTTAGAGTGATAATACTGAGCAAGATCAGTTCTCATTTGGTGAACTCTAGGCATCAAATAATCAGAGTGTTGTACAAAGTACATCTCTGTTTGTGCATAAGATCCTGCCACAGCTTGCTCTACTCCAGTAGCTGTATTAGTTTGACCAATCTGCTGACCAAGTCTTTGTGGTGTAATACCTATTACTTCAAAGCATTGCTGCTTAAAGTAATTAGCCAAGTTAATCCTAGACATCATACGCTGAGTCTGTTCTAGGTTCATAACCTGGAAATGTTGGAAAGCAAGTGGGTTTTCTGTATTGGTAATACTTGTATCCAGAGGTAACATCTGGAAATTCTTCATGGCTACATAAGCCTTAGCAAGATTGTTCTTACCCCAATCTTCACCCAGAGAATGTCGGGGTAGCGCATTTTGATCCAACAAAATTACGGTCCCCAACTCATCTACTAGGATGTCAGCAATTTGATTGTTGACAATATTATAGCCAATCTGGAAAGGTTTCATAAGATCTACCATTGCTGTAGATCTTGTATTTCTATCTGAGAACACTGAACCCTCTACTGGAAGTTTGCATCCATAGAGTGTATTATCTCCTTTAAACTGGAATCTAAGCTTACCAATGCGGTTTTGATCTATTCCAAGATACATAGGATTGATACCTCCTGGGTTATTCATACCCCAGAAGGATGGGTGGTTAGGACCAATTTTTACACCTCCCCAAACTTCATTGATCCAGATCCACTCGATATGCTCTCCAAAAATAAGATTGTCTTTAGTCTTATTTTTAAATAATGCTGTGTTGTAAATAGGTTTGTCAGTAATCTTGTAGTCTTCATCAATGATATCTACAATTACTTCACCTGACTCTGTAATCTTTGTAAGGTGACCTACTTTGCGTTGTGATTTCCAATAAGCTGTAGTTGTTCTGAGCATGAAAGCCATACCCATGTCTTTATAATCTTCAGACTCACCCATTACCCAGTTTACAATATCTCCACCATTATAGATGAAGTTATCATACATGGATACAAATTGTCTGTATTGTAAAGAAGGCATGTTAGTATTCCAATCATGACCCTTAGTAGCATCATAGTAACTACCATCATTTTGGTATCCCTGTAGAGGATAACCTGCAGATCTTACTGGATAAATAGCTTCAAGAGATTCAAGCTGTTCTTGAGTCATAAGATAACCATACTTATCTATAACATCAGCCACAGTCATCATCTCAATTTTTCCTACCCAGTTACCCTGAGAAATATATCTTACTTCAGGTGATTTGTGGTAGAAAGTCATTACAGGATTCCAGAGTTCAATATCATAGTCATCATCCATCATGCGGAAGTGCCAGAACTCTCTATCTGTAATTAACATATCTCTGAAAGCTCTCTCCTCAAGCTCATCCATTTTGAAGCGCTCTTCATCTACTTTGAACTGGTGTTGAGCCCATTGCTCACCCATAGATCTGTAGTTTTTAGTAAAGAAATCTTCAATTTCTGGAAGAGTTTTAAGATTTTCAGGAGCAAGCTGCTGTTGTAATTTCTCTTGAATCTCAGGATCATTGGGATCAACCCCCATCTCAATCATATTAGTAATGAGCTTTTGCTCAGCTTGAGAAAGAAGAACCTGCTCTACAGCTTGTCTTTTTTGTTCCATGAGTTCATTATATGTGAACTCATCTACAGCTTTAAAGGTAACTTTTGTATTGCGCTTTGCAAACTCAGATACCATTACATTAATAACATTTGGAATAATTGGATAGAACTTAAGTTCTAATGCACTAAAATCTTCCTGAGTTAGAGTTTCAAGAAGATCTCTATTCTCATTATCCTCAGAAACAAGGTAATCTGTTTTATCTATAATACCTTTAGCTAGCTTATAGTTCTTCATAAGTCTTCTAGCATTTCTTCTGATTTGCTTAAGACCTTGCCATTCTAGCCAATCTAAATTCCAAGCAGTCCAATCTTCATCTTTTTCTTTTCTTGGTAGAAATTGTATAGGTTGAGTGATTGAGCCCATGCGGTTATATTCCGCCTTAGCTCCACTCTTTAACTGCATTGCATTTAAAACCTTCATGTTATCTCATGTTTTTAAATGGAGATTTAGGAAAGCTCATACCAGGAACTTTCCTCATCTTTCCCATGTGCCTAAAAGGGCTTGTATTTAATTTATATAAATTATCAGACTTTTGCAAGTTATTAGTGTTTACCTGGTCTACTCTTTTCTTGTATCCTCTATTAGCCTGCTGAACTTTAGCAAAGGCAATAAGCGCTGCTAAAGATACTAATCTATCCACGTTTACATCATCATCATATGCTTCCATTTCTGTAAAAGCCATAGGATCTGGTATTCTTTCTACCCCATAAGTAGTCTTTACTATGGTACCATCATCCTTAGTTTCATGAGTTAGTTCTTCTTTTAAGAACTCAATCAGGTAGCTAAGCATGTGACTTTTGAAGAGAGTACCTGTGTTTTTCCACCCATACTCCTGGAACACGTTAGTATTACTACCCAGATCCTTAAGGAATAGAATTTGATTTTTAGGTACTAAATACTTCTGTTTCTTCCTTTGTATCATGTAGTTAATAAAGTGGGATATGTTATTTTCCACAATGGTCCATGCATTATACCACTCTATTATAAGTTCTAGTCTTTCATGGGTTTTGTTAATATCATCAAATCTACCACACCATGCAGCTACTATTCTATCATTTTCTATATGATTAGTAGTCTCATGTTTATCTACTCTGGTTACCTCTACTGGGTTTTTATAGACATAGATAGAACAGAGTGATTCTGAAGTAGTTGTTTTACCCTCACCAACGGGGTCAATAGATGCATAATAGGTACCCCATTCTGAGTTAGCTTGTGGTCTTTCCCATACTACTAATACTCCTGTTTTATCTTCAGTGTTCTTAGTTATAGGGAATTCTGAGATAGGTAGCTTGTTTGTAAGCTTAGGTTCTATTTTACCAGCAGCATCCCTCTCCAGATTTATAAACTCATAAGGATATTCTTTTTCATCAATCCTTCTTTTTTGAGCTGCAACTAGACTCATAGGGAATTTAGATACTTTTCTAAAGGCAAATGCTTCAGCTATATTCTTAGGATGCTGGGATATTCTAAGCTGATATTGCTCAGGTGTAAGATCTTTTTTCCACTTAAGTCTTTGATTATCAATAGCTTCTACTGATTCTTTTACTAGAGAATTACCATACTGATCTATAAATGGAGGCATAGACCATTGCTCAGGTATAAATAAACCTGTCTTACCTATAGTACCTTTGTCATCTAATAGATCAGATTCTACTGAATAAATACTATTAGACTCTGGGTAGAGTATCATTTGTTTTAAAGGTTGACACTGATCTAAGTCACCCACAGATCCTGCAGCAACAAATAAACCTGTAGTAAGCATACCTGATTGCATAGCAGGAAACAAGAATTCCACTGTTACATCCATCTTAGGTGCAATACCAGCTTCCTCATGAAAGAAGAAAGTACATGGTCCACCTACACCAGATGTAGGATCTTTCTCAAAAGTAACTCCTTGAAGCACACCTTTTAGACCAGTCATACTTTTTCTACCACCTATAACTTGCTCAATCTGCTGTTGCCACAAAAGAACCTTATTAGGATTCATAGGTCTATACCAAGCAGTGTGCAAATCCAGGAAAGACTTGTACTCATTTAGAAATTTCCAAGATCCTTTTTCATTGATATAATCTTTAAGGCTTGCACCCATCTTTACAATAGGTGTTTCTTCAAACCATATAAGATTTATCATCTTAGCACAGTGGAAATAAGAAGATGCTATTTGTCGCTTTTTGAGGATAGCTGCATGTTGATAGTTGAGTTCTGCAAGGAGCTCGTATAATGCCATGTGGTATTGTGCATCCCTGACACTTGGAAAGTCAAACTTTCTTTTTTCTTTGTCATTGATTGGTAAGAAATTGAGCCACATGTAGTATTCTCTGGGAAGGTACCATGTGAGTTTACCATCTGTAAAGATTGCTCCATATCTGCATTTTTCTTTTTCTGCATCCCAATATTTTCTATAATCCTTGCTACCCATAGGTCCAGAGAAATAGTAACCCTGATTCCTAAATTTTTGAGCTTCTTCATTAAAGTATAGAGAAACTTCATTAAAATCATATTTTCCAGGTTCTTTAAATACAGAAAGTACAAAGTCTTTGTACTCATCACGAGTAGCAAATTCAGTGTATTCCCAAACACCTTTATTCCAAGTAGGTATTTTAATGTAACTACTCATTGATTATTTTTTTCATCTTAGCTAACTTACCTTCCCCTTTATTGATTATGTCTACAAGGGTAGAATGTTTACTAGATTGAATCAAAGTTTTACAATTTAATCCATTAAAGTAAGGTACCAGATCTTGTCTTTCAAAAGCTGACCAAATTTTTGAATAGGGGTTATAGTGAAATAACCAGTCATTAAAGAATTCTTTTTCCATGATTTTACATTTGATCATATGCAAGACCTGCTCCACCTCGCACATGTGATTGTTGTTCTTCTTTTAAATCTTTATATGCTCCTTTAAAGGAAGCTCTTATACCATCAAAGTTCTTAGCTGCAGCTACTAAAGAGTTGATGTTTCCATCTCTACCATGTGTAATAGGTGTATTTTCCATATAGACAGCTAATCTATCTAACATAGATTTAAGACCTTTATATGCTCTAGATGTAGGAGTTTCATACATTTTCTCACATTTTTTAAGAGCTATCTGTACAAGATCCTCATCAGTAGAGAAGTCTGCTTCAATATCTTCTAGAATAACTTCTTCTTTCTCTACCTCACTCATATGAAAGTAAGGATTCATATCTGGATTAGGACATGTCATGTAGAAGAGATACTTGTAGATCTTTATGTAGTTATC